CGGCGTTGACGATCATTATTTCCGTCAAGAGTATCGTTCAGATCCGCAAAGTCGTCATTTAGGGCGCGTGCCTGTAACGAAAGGCGCTCCAACTCCCTGCGTGTCGCAGCGATCTCACGCTTGTCCGAAGTAATTCGGATATGAACATGAACGCTCTCATCAGCCATGACTCTCCCATGTTGCCACTGAAAAGAGACGATCACGGGAGGATCGTCAAGGAATTACTTGCGTCTTTCCATTTCTGCCCGTTGTTCCTCACGATCATTGGAAATGACACGCGCGCAACTAAACAGAATCAGCCAATCCTCGTCATCAACATCAAGGAGCGTCAACGGGTTAGTGCCAAAAACCTCACCCAAACGTGCAGCCGTCTGAATGCGGACATCGCCAGCAAGTTCGTCTACGACTCCGTCGTAGGGTCCACCTGCTCAACCTCATCGCCATAACCCGCTGCATCCATAATCGTAAGAGCAGCAGCCTCAACGTGAGGATCGATACCAAAGAACGCCTGAACGCACTCAGGGATCGGACGAGTCGTACTCGTCATCTCAAGGATCTCAGGCGAAGCAAAAGACAAACGATGCCCTTCAGCGCTCACAGCCTCTTCGTCCTCAATGAAAATGCCGGTACAGGTATGTCCAACGACGTAGCAAGCAAACTTGGTCGGATCGAAACCATTCTTGGTGTTCTCACCGGAGTTCTTGCGCCATGAACGCATCTGATGCTGCGAGATGTTTGGAGAGATTCGAAGAGAAATGCCCGGACGCTCGGGAACGTCAATGAAGATTTCTGTTCGTTCTACCTTCTTAGACAGTTCCTTGCGAAGTCGTTCAAGGACTGTGGGTTCCCCTGAGCGTGAACCCGTTGAGGTTGAGCGCTCTTCCTTGGGGTTGTCACCAGTTGAAAATTCATAGGTATCGGTCATAACCGGAACACTAGCACGGTGAATATGAAAATGGGGTGCAAAAGCACCCCAAATCCACTACTCAAATTGTATAACCCTTGTCAGGCTACAGTTTGTCCAGAAACCGACGAGATTGAGAAGGTCAAAGAAAACGTCGTCGGAGCACCCGATGACGAATCACCTTCAGGCTCAGAAAGCCCCACAAGGAGAGCCTTCGGATACACACGTTCCGTTCCGTAAACCTTGAGGTCGCAGTTCAAGTCAAAAATTGAAACGTTATAGTGAACCTGACCGACCTTGTTCCGAAGAAGGCGCAAAGCCGGACCGTCGCGATCGGCGTCGTAATGACGGGTAACCGTGACATCACCGATTTCCGGTGGACCAGTCAGCACCTCGGGGAAAAGAATGCCACCGTCGTAAATCTTTTCGACAGCAGCAGTAACTTCACCACCCGAAACCTGAGCAAAATAGTTGACAAAGGGCGGACCCGTTGGACAACCGGGTACTGAAACCCTTTCGAGTTCTGCAACTACTTGACGCTGTGAGATTTTGTTAGCCATTTATTCCTCCGGTCAGACCACGGAAGCGGTGAGATTGGACTTTACGATTTCAACTTCAATGCGATCAGCGACGCTGGAGACTCGAACGCCAACCTTTGCCTTCACAGTACCGGTCGCCAACTGGGTAACCGGGTTGAGGGCATCAGAAACTTCGACCGAATAACCTGCGTCGATCTGATTTCCTTCAGCGTCGAATGCCTCGTAGAGACCACCCTCCGTGCGGAGGGGATCAAGGAGGGCGATTAGGCGGGCTTCCACGCGACCGAAGACAGTACGGCGACCGTCGATCGTTGAGAAGACCAGATCCTCAAGGCTCTTTTCCGCTTCGCTGACAATGTAGTTAAGTGTGTCGCGAGCGGTGATGTACCGGAAGTTCGTGATGTCGGTCGAAGCCGATCGGGCACCGTAAATCCGAACAGCACCTTGGATGACTCGGATGGCGTTGATGTAACCCTCATCAAGGGTGTCACCGTCAGCCTTGCCAATTGAAGTCGCAACTCCAGTGACAAAGGATCCCACCGAGTTGAGACCAGCATAAGCCTGCCAAGCACCAACCGAGTTGTGGGCGATTGAACGCTTCGCTGCAACATAACCCTCTGGGGAAATGGTGAGCGAGGTTTCAGCGGAACCCGTCATCGTGATCGACGGATAGTAGAAACCAGCGTACTAGGTGTTGTTCTGAGTTCCGATCCAATCATCAGCCTCAGCAACCGATTCGGCCACTGTGTTGCCTTCTGCGAACGCAAGAAGAGCAATGCGATTCATGTCGATGGCATGAGCAAGAAGCCCATCCCAAACATCAGTGCTAGATGAGCCCGGGATGGCAACAGCGCCAGCGCCAAGGCTTGATTCAAAAAGATCGAGACCGGCAAGGAGTTGTGCGTCGGTCGGGGAGGAACCGTCAGCGCCACCAGACAACGAAAGGCTGGCCGAAGCGCCGAGGGTTGCAGAAGCGGTGTTAACGCTTGCTGAGATGTAAACGGTTGCAACAGGAGAGTTGTTGATTGCTGAAACAAAATCAGCGGCAGTTGCCAACTCGCCGGTCTGGTAGATCAAGTCCTCACCCAAGAACAACTTGAAGTTCGACGTAGTCCCCGTTCCATCGGTCGTGGTGACCGTAAGACCGTCAGTGGCTCCGTTTGCCCACGCGCCACCATTAGCGGCAGTAACGGTAAATGCGTTGCCTCCACCAACCTTGGTCAACGTAAGACTTGCCGTCGTGGAACCAGTTCCGACGACACGTCCAATGTAAGCCTTCGCTCCGCCTTCTTCAAAGAAGGTCTGAACCTGCTGATGAAGAGTTCCATCAGCGGTGTATCCACCATAGCGGACTTCAAAATCGGCAATACTGGTAACCAGTTTCGCCTCATCGGTAGCGCCACGCTTAGCCGTACCTGCGACAAAAAAAGTCGAAGCAGGTGCAACGTTGATGGTGCTAGGACCGGTTCGAACTGCTGTTGTAACGACTACGCCGGGCATCGGCTCTCCTCCAAAACCTCGTGTGTCTTAGCCGAGGTAGGGCCAGATTACTACACAGTTATTGCTGTGTAGTGCAGGCACTACCGACAATTTCACTTCTAGAAAGATGTTACTTGCAGAAGACCCCTCTGAACAGCACGTTTTGCAACGCGATCTTCGGGATGAACAATTCCATGGTCGTATCCGCCCAAGGTTTGGCCAGACTCGTTGGCCACCACTGGATAGGGGTTAGGGTTGAAAACCTTAAACGGTTTTTCTTTTTTCCCTAGTTTTGGCGAGTTTTTTGTTAAGTCCTGCATTACAACTCCGTTCCCTTGTATTTATAAATTCCGTCTTCGTCGATTGCTGAGGCAGAAATGGCTTCTGATCGTGTGTAAATCAAAACTTCATCAAGAGTGCCAATGTTTGATCTTGTAATCATTTCGTCAAGCGATAAATCATAACCGATGTAAGCGCCAGCAAGCACTCGCTCACCTTTGATCAACGTCAGATCGGAATACTCTTCACGCACCGTACCTTCGTCAATCATTACAGAATGATTGTTTGCGTCATCGAAAGCACGAAGGCAGGGATAGTCAAGAAGCGCTGATCGAACAACCATTGTCAGATTATCTCGCATCGTCGTACATTCTTGAGACCCATCAGCCTTGACCCAGACGTAGGTCCGCATGTTGTAGCGCACCCGATATTCGGGGTTTAGGTTGAAGTCGTAGTCATCTCGCACAAACTCTGGCGCTGAAATGGCAACGGTGATGACTGTCGGCCAGTGATCAAGCGCTACTGGCTCATAGTTCAAATACAGAAGCGGATCGGGAAGTGAATCTCCGTCAAGATTTAAATGATTTCGATATTGGAGTAGGCGCGTCGGAAGGTCCGCTGCCAAATACTCAGTCACAAAGTTTTTTGCTGCTGCTGCGCCCTGCATCATGAGAACAAGTCTCCCCTTAAGCCAACAATGTGCTTAGCAGCCCTCTCTCCGACAGACTTGGCGAAGCCGACTGGCGTAAAAACGACTTTGCGTGCTGGCATTCTTGTGGTGCCGTACTGATGGAACTTGGCATATTCAACCTTAGTTCCAAAGTAGGCGTGAGTCTTATGGATCTCGTTTGGTGCCCCATTAAGACTCGTGAGGGATCTGAAAAGTGCTCCGCTTTTTCGCATAATTGGCCACGCGTAGTCTCGGGTGCGTGGGTTCCAGCCGCCTGATGGGAGACCATTTTTCGTAAAGTTTTCTGCATTTGCTTTACGAAGTTCCTGCTTTGCCCAACGGAAAACTGAACTGAAATTCTCGGCGCGCTCTTCCATGCGCCGCAAATAGGCGATGGCATCAGCAGCATCAACGTCAATTTCAATCCGCATTAGATACGGATCCTTCTCCAGCGTCGAACGGACTGGAGTTCCTCTTGGGTAAATCCAGTTGTAAGCGGTGCGACGTTTCGTGTCTCAAGATCCTTGATGCCGACCACGTCGTCGTGCATGTTCTGCATTTCTCGGCTTGCAGCGCGAAGGATGAGGAGACGGAAGACGGGCAGTGCATCGCCGTCAAGGCCTGCCGTGTAGGTGATTGTGACTGAATCGTTTGGACCGACTCGGTACAGGTCAAGACCATAGCGTTGCACGATGAAATCTGTGTTTTCCGCAATTTGAAAAGAGGGACCCGTTCCCTGCGTAATGTAAACACTTGCAACGCTAATAATCGGAGAATTGCGCGTGTGAACAGTTACCGCAGGATACGAGTAGAAGGGAATTCTCCCCGTCGTATCCAAAGTCCAGTCATACATATGGGAAGAGCCGGGAAGCCCGACATAGTCAGGCGGAATGACATGCTCTTCAGTAACAGTCGTAATTTGAATTGGACGGCGCAGATAGGACTCAAGTTCCGACTGCAACCCGGTCAAAACATACTCGGCTGCTCGCTGCTGGCGATTCGAGAACTTGATGTCCATGTACGCCGTAAGTTCGTCAATGGACACAAGCATTTAAGCCACCTTTATCGGTTACGATCCTCACGACCCGTTGCGCGACGAAGACCGCGACCAACACTGGCGCCTTGGCGCAGACCCCAAGCAATAAGACGTCGCCACCAAGGTGGACGACGACCCTCTTCGGGTCCTAGTTCTTGATCGGGTAATCCGGAAGGAGTGGGCATTTAGAAGACCTCCATGGCGCGGCAATGCCATTCGTGTCCACAATACTCCACTAGAGGTGCTCAGGGGATCAACGATCAGCGTTTGGTGGACGTTCGATCGTCATTGTGGGAGTGGGAGCGCCCTTGGGAGCCTCAATTGGGACCCAAGCCCGTGAATAAACATGTTGATCCAGTTTGCGCGTCTTAATGAGTCCGCCGTCGTAGAGCAGGTCCATTTCATCGGTGCTCATTGTAAAGAGTTTCTTCAACTCTTGTTTTTCGTATTTTCCAGACCGAGTGATCTGCTTGAAAACGCTTGACAGTTTCTTCGCTTGAATGGCACCACGCCCACGATTCAGACGAACGTGCATAATCATTGCTTCGATCTCGTCACAGTCCACCCACATCACAGGAACTCGGCCCTTATCCCTGCGCATGATCTTTTTCTCTTCACGGGCAATCAGCCACCGCTCGTGGCCATCAATAATCGTTCCGTTGCTCTCGCGCGCAACAATCGGTGAAAGCCAGCCGTAATCAAGCAAAGATCCGGCCAACACCTTCTGATCAGGCTTTAAGACATACGTCGTGCGCCAAGGCGCTTCAGACAAATCCCCAGCATCAACCATTTCAATATTCATCGCAAGTCATCCTGTAGGTCTAGTGAGTTGGCTTCAGCCTCGGCCTGTGCAGCCGCCATGCGAACAGCATGGGCACGAGTCTTTGGTCCAACAGGGTTTACGGAAGTGATGTTGAACTCGTTTAGAAGAAGATTCCTGACGAGCCATTCGATCGGATAAGAGTAAGGGTCAGTTGCGTGCTTCTTCCTAAATTCAGCAGCAAAAGCCATGGCCCGGCGCTTAATCCCATTAGTCAGCATGTTGTGCTCAATGCACAACTTCACACCATCCCAACCATCGTCCGCATAAAACTTGATAAGTCGTTCAATGTCGAATTCAGGCCAATAGCGACGCTGCGCGTCAACCTGAGGAAAGCAACGAACCAACTGGTCATAAAACTCAGGCTCAGTAGCGACAACATCACCAATGCGACGGACCGCAACAGCGTGAAGCGGAATACCTACGCGTGAATTCGAATGAGTCATTGCGGCTAGGTCGTAGTAGTCGCAGAACTTACCGCCGTGTTCTTCAGTCACAAACTTGAACACATCATCCGTTGTCCAGTCATAGATGACCTTAGCGAACCGCAAAGGAATTGACTTCTTCATCCGGAACGGAACAACAATGTAGTTCTCATGCAACTTCTGAACGCACGAGCGGTAACGGATCATCGACTCGTTCGCGCGCACTCCCGTAATGAAAGCGACCCGACCCTGCTTACCTTGCATCGTGTAATAGTCGATTGACTGGGGGATGACCTCATTGGCAGTCAAGCCAAAGTGTTCGGCACGAATTGCCCAAGGCGGGATTTCACGAACCAGTCGGCCATCACGCTCACGCTGCGCAGACCAAAGCAAACAGTATTCACGTCGCCCAAGAACCCACACTTCTTGTCCTTGGGGGAGGCAATACCATTCCATGTCCACCCAGTCGTAGTTGCGGACTTCCTCTACAAACTTGATGACAGAAGGGCTAACCATTTCTTCGTCACGGAAAATGACTTTGACTGGCCCGAGCCCGCGTTCTTCGTGGATCTCTTTTGCAAGATACAAAACGGCAGTGGAGTCTTTGCCCCCAGAGAACTGGACACATACCGTGTCAAAGGTGTCATAAACATGACGCATTCGTTCACGCGCTGCATCGACACAGGAACTATCAAGAAACATTCGTTGACGAGTCATCAGAAATCCACCCTTGCTTCTAGGAAGTCAAGGAGACGCTCGGCGGTGGTTTCCCCATTGATCTCCGCATCGGTGCGTAGCCAACGAAGAAAGTCATACCAGCGACGCTGCTGATCCGAATGATCAAAGACGAGTGAGTATTGGACAATTGCCTTTGCGCCACCAGCACCGACAGCGGTCGAACCGCGTGTAATTGCGTCGTGCTGATCAATTCCCGCTGGAGCAAAAATATCTTCGGTTTCGTCAGATTCGTTCTTGACGGCAGGACTTGGTTGACTTGTCTGCTGGGCGACAAAAGGTTCGCCCGGCTGCGACAGCATGACCGGAGCAACGTAACCAGACGGCTCGCTTTCAGCGATTGTCAGATACTCAAACTGCTCCTCCATTGCTGCACGCTGAAACTCGTCCCAACCGAGCACATCAAACATTTCAGGGAAATCATCAGCAACAAGTATCAACGCTTGA